GCCGTCGGCGACGACTGGGCAGAAGGCCCTCCCACCTTTACCCAGCTAACCGCCGCCCTCGCCATCCTGGGCGGTGATGCCGATGTGAGCAATTACATCAAGAAGACCCGCAGCAACATCCAGGACATCGAGGCCGCCATCATAGCCCTTAAGGCGCAGGCCTTGGCCACCAAGTTCGAGGACACGTTCGTCAACGGCCTCGTTTCCGGCGACGCCAATTCCTTTAACGGAATTGACTACCTCACCGTGAGTGGCCAGACGGCCAGCATGGGAGCAGACGGCCTGATGCTCTCGTTGAACAAAATTGACGAGATGTGCGACCTCATCAGGCCGGGGAAACCCGATCTGCTCCTGATGAGCAGACGTTCGAGGCGCAGAATACGGATTCTGGCGCGTGCCGCAGGTACTAACCTCACCATCGGCCAGGGCAAGCTCGGAGAGCAAGTCGAGTACTGGGGCGACATCCCCATCTACATCAACGACTGGATCAGCGACGCCAAGACCGTAGGTACGGGCACGACCTGTTCCACCATCTATGCCATGAAGCTCGGAGAAGGCGCTGTCTGCGGCCTGTCGGCACCGGGGCTCATGGAAGTCGAGAAGATCGGCACTCTTGAGCTAAAGGATGCCACACGAACGAGGATTAAGTGGTATTGCTCGCTCGCCTGTTTCTGTACCCTATCCCTTGCCAAGCTCACCGGCATCTTGGACACCTAGAAGTCCCCACCCCTGTACCTGCCATCCAGGGGTGAAGGCAACTTAAGGAAAGGGAGGTAGAAGGGGGGGAGGCACTTTCCATTCTCCTTACCACTCCCCCCCCAAGCCCTCCCAAACTGGAGGAAGTATGATTCTAACAGCCATGATTGCAGCCGTACGCCAGGACCTGCACGACGAGGACGCCGCCAACTATCGCTGGACGGACGCCGTGCTTACCCGCCACATCAACCAAGCCGTCGCCCGTTTCTCCCAGGCACTACCCCTTGAGGATGTAGCGACCATTGCCACAACCCCTGGTAGCCGGGACATCAGCATAGCCGCCCTAACTACCCGGGTCATGGTAGAGGCGGTAGAGTATAAGGTAGGAGACTTTCCCCCCTCCTACCAGCGTTTCAGCATTTGGAAAGATACGCTTACTATCTACTCGGACGAAGTCCCGGACGGCAGCAACGCCAAAGTGTACCACGGCATAACGCATACCATGAGCACCACGTCAACCATCCCCACCCAGTACGATAACCTTGTTGCCCGGGGAGCAGCCGCCTTCGCTCTACTTGAGTGGTCAGCCTACACAATCAACCGGGTCAACCTCGGAGGAGAAGCCACCGCCCGTACCTACCGCCAGGACGCCGACGCCAGGCTGAACCGTTTCATCGAGGAACTTAAGAGACTGGGGCAGCAGAACAGGGTTAGAGTACGCCAGCTTTACACGCCATACGATACGCCTGTCTCTCAATCTATCGTTTTAGGACCTTAAGGAGGCCGTCATGGGATGGAAAACCTTTAATGACCGCTTAGCCTTAGTCTCCGTGTTGACCATCGTTTCGCTCTGGATAGCGCAGCGCTGGATTCAGCTACCCGACGCAGTGGTCGGAGCTACCATCCTGCAATTTGGCCTGGTCATGCAGTTCTATTTCAGGAAGGCAGCCACGAAGCCATGAGGACAGCGAAGATAAAGACCACGCTCTATCGTGCAGGCCTGCACACGCCGCTCGGTGCAGCTGCAGCCTATCTGGGAGGAGAAGGCGCAGTGCTGATTGTCGTTCTCTTTCTCGCCTATGAGATTACCGAGGACTGGCGAATCCATGACCACGCCTTCATCGACATTAAGAGCTTCATGGTCGGATATATCGGCGTCTTACTTGGTACGGAGGTAATCTTTTGAAAAATACCGTTCGTGGTGAGCTTGTCGAACCATGAGGACGCTTTCAGGCACGCTCACCGCAGCTCAGAAGTCCCCCTCCGCCCTACCCCACCCCAAGGTTGAGATTCTCGACCGTGTGGCAGGGCTCACACGTCTTAACTGGACTAGGTTATACACCGGTGCCGAGGCCGATAACTTCCACGCCGTCGCCATGCCGGCCGACGGCTCGCTGATCAGGCTTCGCATCGATTCGACTAACCTTTATCGTCAGCGAGTCACCACCCCAGGCGCAGGCTCGGACTATGCCACCTGGACGAGCTGGGCAGTGACCGCCTACGCTGTCGCTATCTGTGCCTACGGCACAGCCGTCTTCGCCTTCCGAGTCGGGCTCGACGGCAAGCTCTATCGAGCTGATAGCTCCGATTCAGGCGCATCGTGGGGAGCTTGGGTAGACATGGGAGCAATCACAGGCACAGCGGCGACCCGCCTTGCCTGCTGCTGTAAGAGTGCCACCTTAGCCATCGTACTCTACTCTCAGAGCAACGCCGTCTACCGGCGCCGTCTTTCCGGTGGCTCATGGGAAGCGGCTGCGGCGTGGTCGCTGAGTGCCGCCTCTATAACTGGCCTTGCCGTCCGCTACCAGGGGGATTGGAATGTCGTTGTTACAGGTACGCAGGTCACCACCCTCAAGCCCTATGTCTGGACTTGCGTCTACGGCGACGGCTACTCTGCAGGTGTCGGCACATGGTCAGCACTCGTTGAACTCACCCGGGCAGAAGCAGGCTCGAATGTCAGCTTCGCATTCCCATGCCTCGACTTCCCCGATGTCTTCCGAGCATTCTTCTTAGAAGCCTACTCAGGCTCGGAAGCCTACGCCCGCCCCTTCGGGACTCACTCTCTGGCGACCGCTGACTTCACCTCGAATCTGTGGCGTGAGCCAGTCCCCTTTAATCTAGCGTCTACCTACGGACTGGCGCTGTGTCGTTCGAGTACCTACGTCTGGCTGACCCGCCCGGACGCCGTGTGGCGGGCTTCGCTCACGCCAGCCTCCGTGGAACTCACGGCTGACGTTCTGCTTCTCGCCACCGCCCTCGGCGAGGCCTCGGGCGAGCTATCGCTATCGCTCCGCAACGACGACGGACGCTACAACACGCTGGGAACAGGAACATACGCAGCTATCAAGCTCGGCTCGGAGATTCTGTTTTCACCAGGCTATCGCACAACGGCAGGCATCGAGGTATCTTCCGGCCAAGCCTACTGGATAACTGGCTGGGAATATGTTTCCCGTCCCCCGTCCTCGGTCTTCTGTCTCCGTGCCTCCGACGGTTGGGCTATGTTGGAACGCTGGAAAGCCAGGAGGCAGTACACATGGGCATCCGCAGCCAAGAACGTCTTCCAACTTCTAAGCTGGATTCACGCCAGGGCAGGCCTTGAGTTCTCCTCGTTCAGCACCAGCAGCGCCATCGTCAACCTGTATCCAGCGTTCACTATCAACCCGGGTGAATCCGGCCGGTCTTCCGTCCTCCGTCTCCTGTCCAAAGTGCCCGATGTCCTTTTCTTTCGTGGCAACTATGGCTACATCGTCAACCCGTTGGCAGCAGACGCCAGCGCCTACACCTACGGCACGACCCACGCCATCCTCGAGGGCAGATATATCACCCGCAGCAAAGAGAGCAACCGGGCCCAGGTTTTCGGCGCCGCCGTCTTTACCGAGGACTTTGACTGGGCAGAGATTGACCTGATATCTGACCTGCTAATCCAGGCTCAGGACCTTAATCTCACCACCACCACCCGGGCGCACGAACGAGGCGCAGCCGAGCTCAGAGACGCAGCGATCCACGCACTTGACGGCATGGTTCTCGTGCCCCTGAACTGTGGCCAGGAGATATACGACGTGGTAGACCTCACCGATGCTGTAGCTGGCCTCGTGGCTGCCAAGAAGCGGGTCTTGAGTCTCAGCCATACATACAACCCTACCAAAGGCCAGTACGTTCTTAAAATCGGACTAGGAGGCGTTTAGCCATGATTAAGAAAGGAATCTTGAAGGCGTGGGCATCACCTTTGTCCTCCGTGCAGATCATCGGAAGCCTCAGCGTATATCTCGATAGCATCCCCACATCCCGGGCGATACCTACCGCTGAGATGGTTGTCGGTCGCAACGTCGCCGTACTCTTCCTCGACCCGAGCAACTTCTCGGATGCAGTCGTTATCGCCGTGTGGACGTAGCCCCACCCCACCCCACCGCCACCCTGTACTGCTTCATGCTGTCTGAGAGGATGACTTGCCGTAGGCTTCTTGCGATAATGAGTTGCCGAGGTTATACTAGCCCCCAGAACTGCTTGATGGTTTTACTCATAGAACGGCGATATTGTGTCAATGTCGAGTTGCTGTCATGGATGACTCAGTTGCAGATCTGACATTGGGAGAAGAGCGCTGGGAAGAGGCCAGAGGCAAGATTTCCGCCTTTCGTGCAGGCATATTTGATTTCTGGCAGAAAAATGGTAGGAAAGAGCTCCCCTGGAGAAAGACCAGAGACCCATGGCAGATACTACTGGCAGAAGTTCTTTTGCGTAAGACGACAGTACGCCAAGTTATTGTGCTCTACCGAGGGCTATCGCAACTTTCAGTGAGCCAAATTTCACATATGAGTGGAAGTGAGTTGGAAGGATTGCTTCAGCCGCTTGGTATGTATAGGGTGCGAGCACATCAGCTACGCTTGATCGCTGAATCAGTTGCGCTCGCCGACCCAGAAATGCTTCGTAGTCGTGAGTTCCTTTTTAGTTTACCGGGAATCGGAAAGTATATAGTAAACTCGGTAGCCTGTTTCGCATTTGCTGAGCCAAAGCCTGCCCTTGACACCAATATGATAAGGGTGATTCAAAGGGTCTTTGGAATCCGTTCAAGGAGGAGCAGACCTCGTGAAGATGAACAGCTCTGGAACGTTGCTGAGTCGCTGGTGCCGCAGGATCGGTGCCGTGAGTTCAACTGGGGCGTGCTCGACTTCGCATCCGCTGTTTGCAGAGCAAGAAAGCCAATTTGCTCTGACTGCCCACTGCGCAAGATTTGTGATTTTCTTCAAGGGGGTGGATAATGTCTTCCAATGAGCATGAAATGGAGAAGCAAATCGAACAGATTATAGCCAAATATCTACCTGGGCTAGAAAGCGACCAGGTGAAGAGGCTATTAGGGGGAGCTGAAGTGGGTAGCGAGGTAAAACAGTGCGGTTCATGGGAGACTTGGCTTGAGCAGAGAGGCAACTTCGGGACCGTCATGCTGGATCACACGGATTATGTCACCGCGCTAACTCATTCCCTCCGCATAGCGCCCAATCTTGCGGCAACTGACTATGGAAGTAGTAGACAACGCGACCTCGGACAGCTCTGGACTGATGTTGCGCGAGGTTTCCTCGGCGAGATCGGTTTAGCCAGATTTATAAAGGAGCGGTTCGGCATTGAGTTATTGCTTGACTACACCCTGGGTCCTATAGAGAACTATCTTCCCTCTGATATCAAAGGCATTCGATTGGAGACCGGGGAGGAGGTTTTACCAAAAATTCAGGTCAGCTTCAAAACTACGAAGTTCAACGGGATCTGGCTGGACATCCCTGGAGCTCAGATCAATCGTTCAGATGTTTTTGTGCTGGTGAAGCTGGGTATTTCTAGAGACCACTTCATAGCATTCTTGAAATGGATTAGTTTCATTCGCGATAAGCTACTTCCCCATGCGATAGAGGCTGGCACTATCGGTGAAGAAGAGGCGAAGAAGCTGTGGGCTAGTTTGCCGGACTTCAAGAAAATCCCGTGCTATATCGCGGGCTTCCTGGACAAGGAGATTATCAAAGCGCCACCCGCTCCCGATTTCAGGCCAATGCACAACCGAAGTGGTGCCTTAAAAGGCTACCACATGAGGAAGTATGTAGGATGGGTAAAGGGGGGTGAACCTGTGACCGTGCCTAGCAATACAAAAGGTCAGAACTGGGAATTTGAAGCTATAGGTAGTTTCAGCAAAGAAGATCACTTCGTGGCTACCAGTGGGTGCTTGAAATACTCAAAAGCGGATTGGAAAGCAGTTCTCCATGAGGTGATAGGTGTCTAGCTACAATAAAGCTAGATTAAATCTAGTTTCTCTATTTTCAGGAGCGGGGGGCTTTGATTGGGGCTTTCACCGCACTTCCAAGTTCACTACGCTCCTCGCTAATGAACTAAAGCTAGTACCGGCAGAAACCCTTGCTCAAAACTTGAATCTGCGCTTAGTTAGTGCACCAGCCTCTCCTCAAATTGGCGATGAGCCAACTATTGTTCAGGGAGACATAGCTGAAGTCAGCTTCTCTGGGCTAGACAGTTTTCAGCCGGATGTTATGATTGGCGGTCCGCCGTGTCAAGACTTCTCCATAATAAAAGGAGGAGTTCGAAGAGGATTGGAGGTGAACAGGGGAAAACTGTATTCCCAGTTTGTTCGCGCTCTTGTGGCTCTGCAACCGAAGGTTTTCATCTTCGAAAACGTGCCGGGACTTTTGAGCGCTAACGGTCGCCTTGCCTATAAGATTATAATTGAGGATTTCACGAATCTGACCATGAGGTGGAGCGAGATTCGAGCGAATCTGCCTACAGACAATGGAGGTTCAGCGACTGAGAAACTGGGCTATGAAATTCTCTTCGATGACATTGTTGACGCATCTAAGGTTGGAGTTCCCCAGAAGCGGCGAAGGATCATAGTTATTGGGTTAAGGAAGGATCTTGCCGAGAGCCTGGAATTGTTTCAGGTGAAACAATTCCAAAGCCGTCTTGACCGCCAGATGAGCGGGAAGGCAAGTCTAATGTGGAAATATCCGTTAACCTGCATGGAGGTTTTCGAAGGGAAAACCATTCCCGAACTCAAGTGCGAGTACAAAGATGTTATGCGTGCTTACGAATCACTACTTAATGACGAATCGTTACCTGGTGCAGAATCGTGGAAGAAAGAAGTCTGGGATAGGCTGACTCTTGATTCATTGGAAGACTATCTGCTTTCTAACAGTATCGTGCCAGCGAGTACACATGAGATTGGGAAGGCCATGTTAGAGCATGAGAATATCCTGAAAAAACTAGGGTACTTCCGTCGGCGCGTCCAGGATCTAAAACCCGCCGACAATTCAAATGTGGCACCCGCTCAAGGCAACTCAGTGTCTGGTCGGATGTGGAGGATACCTCCGGGCAAGAACAATGAATTTGTGAAGGGCACTGAGTGGGAGGTGGAGGGAAGGGGCCTGAGTCTAATATACAGGAGAGCTTTTCCTCTGAAGCCAGCTCCGACAGTAGTGGCTTACGGCGGCGGTGGAACATGGGGTTATCACTATGAGCGAGAAAGGGGCATACTCACCAACAGGGAGCGGGCAAGGTTGCAGACTTTCCCGGATGACTTCATGTTTGCAGGCAGACAGAGCGAAGTCAGAGCGCAGATTGGTGAAGCTGTGCCTCCTCTGCTTGCTGAGAGACTTGCTGATGTTCTGGCCGAAAACTTGACCTAAATGAGACTCGCAGTATAGATAATCGAAAGACCGAACATGAAACGTAAGTCTTTCTAAATGGGTTTGAATAGTCTTGGCGAAGGGGGCGTTTACCATGTCAGATCTAGTGTTTGGTGCAGACGACCCAAAGAATAAAGACCTGACCATCATCAAGGTATGCGATAACTGCGGGCGTAAGTACCATCCTCGCAGAAATAGCTACCAAGCGACCAGCAGATTCTGCACGCAGGAATGCGTGAAGCAGGCCAGAAGACGCAAGGCATTTCGCCCGCTTGGAATCGAGTGACACGCCGGTCGAGTCTCGAAATCAGTTCTATAGATGGGAGTGAAAGTATGACGGGTTCGGCAAGAAACCTGGAAGTAATAAAACAATGCAAAACGTGTGCCCGCGAATATCACCCCCTACGAGGACGAGAGGTAACAAGCACTTACTGCTCTACGACATGCATGAGAAAGGGTGTTAGGTTCGACATTATACCAGGGAAGAAGTTGCCGAAGCAACAGTAGTCCGCATCCAACCTATACAGTAGATAACTCCTCCTTTCCCGGGCCAGTTACCATTCAGGTGCAGGTTTTCTTAAGACTCTTACCCACACCAACAAACCAACGAGTATCACCGGCCAGAACAGCAGCAGCAGCGGCGCCACGACAATCTTGGCCACTATCTCCAGGATGTCTAGGAGGCGATCCCCCCGCCCCATCCTCTTTACTTCCCTAGCCGTTCTCAAGAACTTTATCAGTTGCAAGGTCAGCAATCCCAGGAGCAGGACGCAGAAGGCGCAGAACATCCCGAACTGAAAATCCGTTAGCGCAAGACCTTCCTTTGTAATCATCGGGTTCTCATGCATCTAGGTGTATTCGGCCTTGCACAACAAATCCGTCCTGCACAAATAATCAACGCACGGCCCTAAGCGCCTCTAAGGCAAGCGAAAGCGCCGACCCCAATTCGCACTCCCATAAGACGAACATCCGCCAGCCGAGGGTCGCTAGAGCCGCAACGTTCTCTTTGTCCCTCATTTGATTTCGTGCGATTTTGGCGGTCCAGTACGCCACGTTTGACGACGGGACATGGGAAAACTTGCAGCAGCGCCCCTTGCCAGCTCGGGATAATCCTTGAGCACCTCGGACGGGACAGGTTTACCTTCGGAGAGAGCACGTTGGATTATCTGCTTATGCCCCTCGTAATAAACATGGCGCAGCTCATCCTGTAGTGCCTCGCCCTCTAGCTGTAGGCGTGGCTTATTCTTAGGAGTCCATTGCTTTGCAGCTACAGCCCCAAGGTACTCGGTTCTTGTCATCTGCCAAGGCTTTTTAGGTTTAGATGCCACCATACCTCACCCTCTCCTTCCTAGTGTAGTGCTTCCTAAATATCGTTATCTTCAGGCGAATAATGCTGACCCTGAATTTTCGGCCAGCCAGCTCCGGCGGAAACCATTCTTTCCAACATTCGGGGAGCTAACGAAGTGTTAGAGCCACTACACTAGTTCCTTCTCTTTCTTGGTCTTCGGTGCTTACCCGGCAATATATTGCCCCTCTCATGCTACCCCCTTACATCTTTGACAGTAAACCTTCTTGTTTTGGCAGTCAGCCAGTCCTTGAGATATGCCAGCTTTTCATCGTCTGTGGCTTGCCAGGAATCGCTTACTTTAATCTCAATTAGCAGGGTATCGGGAGTCTTACTTTCCTTCACCTTCACGATTTCACCACGCCATGATAGTGCCTTGTCTACCTCAGCTTGGGCACGCTCGGAGCCTAGCTTGTAGGTGTCCATGAGCTGTACAGTTATGAGCACTTCTTAACCCCCTTCCATCTTTTCTAGTAGCCAACCGGTAATCTTGAAGGGCTTTGCCGTAGACATTAGCATGCCTGTAAGATATGTCATCTTTTCTCCAAGCGGTAAGTCCCAATCAGAATTCAGCTTGAAGTCCACCTGTATTTGGTCGTCATTAACTTTGACACTGGTAATTGTGCCCCGGAAGCCTAAGGCCTTTTCTACTTCGGCCCTGGCTCTGTCCAGATTGCCCTCGGCGTCACCATAATGGGGTTCAAGATAGACTATCATCGTTTTAGCCCCTTCGACTTCGGCTTATCACTTGGTTTAAGTAGTCTTCGCAAGGTGTCCAGTGGCCTTCACACCAGGCGTTGCTGGTCTTCTATGCTTTTCCGGTGCCGCTGCGCACGCCTGAAAGTGGCGGGCGGTGCCATACGGGGGTACTGGGCTTCTTTACCCTCAAGCAATTCCCGGATGGTAAGTATTTGTAATCGGGGATACTGGTAGCCTGGAAAGTGCTCCGGCTCGTAGGAGCCTGCGGTGACTGCCTCCTCTAGCATAGGTCTTGTTGGCTCATCCAGGGTGATTAGTATGCCGATGGGAGCCTTTTCTCGCTCGCTGTCACCTTTAAGTGTAGCTATGTCGCCCCTTTTCACACCGCCGCTCTTTACCTGAACAATAATGGTCTTAGCCTTGCCAGTGTTATCATCAAAGAAGTTGATATAGCCGTCGACGCCCCGGTCAGCGCCCTTGCGCTTGTCCTGCGCCGGGCGGGCGTCAACGAGTCCCAAAGCCCACCACTCAAACTGATAGCGGTTCTGCTCTGCCAATGCTTTGGCGCTTTCCAGGTCTTTGGGGTCACCGATAACCTCATAAGGCGTAAGCTCAGGGCCAAAGGTATCATGGAGGCGATGGCGCATCAGGGTGATAGCAAGATGGGTAATATCTATGCCAATCCAGCGACGCTTGAGGCGCTCCGCAACAGCAATAGCGGTTCCGCAGCCGCAGAAAGGGTCAAGCACTAGGTCTCCTTCATTGCTGCTGGCCTTGATGATGCGCTCCAACAAGCCTTCTGGTTTCTGAGTGGGGTAGTTCAAGCGTTCGCGGTGCCATGAGCGGAGCGCTTCTATGTCTGTCCATACATCTTGCATGGGAAGGCCCTTCGCTTCGTCTAGATAGCGCTTGATGCGTGGGATTCCATTTCTGGTGTAGAAAATCCTGCCTTGTTGTTCAAGGTGTTGCATCGTCTCTTTTGGAACTCTCCAAACACGTCGTATTTCGTGCCATTCATACTCGTAGCCACCGCCAGATAATCCCGATGCACTCAGGTTATCGGACATCCAACGTCGCCCATCTGGGTCTTGATAGCGATAGTATTGTTCGGTGTAGGCTTCTGCATAAGTCTGATATGTTTCATTCCACAGGTACGTCGGCCCTTTGACGTAATAAAGAAGCACGTCGTGCACACGGCCATACCGATGCGCATCACTATGCCCCGAAGTGCGCTTCCAGATTATTTCGTTCCTGAAGTTAGCAGAGCCAAAAGTAGAATCTACTAGAAGTTTGAGATAGTGGCTCGCTGTCGGGTCACAGTGAAGGTAGATGCTTCCAGTTGGCTTCAGCACACGATGCAGTTCTACCATGCGCTGGGCCATCATCGTCAGATAGGCCATCATGTCGTTCTGGCCGAGAAACGATCGCATGGCTTGTAGGAGGTCAG